TGGGTGTGATGCACTTAAAAGTACAATCCCGTCACCGCCTGTGTATCCTGCCGTTTGTGAAAAGTTAAGGACGTTAGCCGCTTTTAGCTCCTTAGTGGAAGCCATAGAACGGGCTAGTGCCTTAGTGTAACGTGAAGCAAGGGAGCCATATTGGCCGTCTTCTTCAGCTTCTTCCGTAATAGCGAAAGCCAAAGCAATTGTTTCATGCTGATAGCGTGCTGTCCATTGCTGTCCAGCGTCATCGTATGATATTGAGCTACCCTCATTTTTGGTAGGCGCATTTCCAAAACCTTGTAATAATACGTCTTCTTCAAAAGCCTTATTACTTGTGTTACTGGAAAAAACGTCTGTCCACTCAGGGGGATAACTATCGTACTCCAAACCGAATAATGTATTTAATCCGGGCTCCAGGAGCTTTGCAAAACTTGCTCTATTCATAGCCATTTTCTATACCCTTTCTATATACCTGCGGTCTGTTTTAGGAGATGCTCGTTTATTAGCACTTCCATGACAGCATTCGCACCAAAAGTATTTTCTGGTGCATCGTAAAGAGCCATGATCTTACAAGTAGCTGTACCTGAGGCCATAGTTCCACTAATTTCAAACCCAGAATGACCTGATATGGTCGAGCCTGCTCCTGCGACAACATCGGCATTATTACCAATGTTAGTCTGTGCAGGAGTACCTGCGGATTGAACTTTGAATACAGTGTACGGGTCGTCATAGATATAAATAATTATATCTGTGGCGGCTGTGCCTGAAGGCCAGTATTCACTGTAAACGTATGAGCCATCACTTGCGGTATAGCTTACACCATCAAAGACACCAATATTATTGACCTCTGTTGCTGTATGTGGAGTTATCAAGCCTGTACTAATGACAATACAAAGATCACCTTTAAAGATGTTCTCTGCTAGTTCACTTGCACAAGTATACTTGTTAGTCCGTGGTGCATTACCACTCATGTGGCGAGTTGGGACGAACCCAAATGCGGCATCTGCATTAGCCATATTTTCTCTCCTTTAGAGTTTAATTTTAATCATCCATAGCAGACGAGGGTCTGCCACGGCTCGATGAAGACTTCCTTTCTTGAAAGATTGGTTGTCCATTGTTCCTGCCTAGCGCGTCAAGCTCTCCTACAACTGATTCATTTTGCTCTGCATTCCTACCTTCATAGTAAGCCCTTTGGGCTTCCTTTTTCTCGATAGGCATTTCACATAGCAACATGCCTTCAACTCCAATTGATCCTGCCCACTGTCCGTGGTTAATAGTCGAAAAGAGTGAATCATCTTTTACGGTATCTGCTGGGCGTGGTGTCCATCCTTCTCGCATACGTTTGTATACGTTGTCTTGTGTTTCTTTCCCCAGAATCGAGGTGGTTATCCATCGTTGAACGTAACCAGGACGAGCCTTTGGTGCATCCAACAATGCTGGTGGTGACCATGTTGTATCGGGGCGAGATTGCTCCGACCTAACAGAATCACGGGTCTCACTTGCGCGAACATTTCTTGCTTCAGTCATAATTTAGCTCCTTTCAAGTTTTCTAATTTCTGAGGCGTAGCGTTTTAAACCATCCTCAGTTGTTATTCCAACTTCTCTAGCCGCACTGAGTTGTTGCTTAGTCAAGCGAACCCTGTTGCCCTTGTAGTTTGGAGAACCGCCTGTAGAGGGCGCGACTGGTGATCTACTTTTTGTTCTCTTCGTGTTACTTGGACTTGATCCTGAGATTAACTCAGGAAATACATTTTGTAAACGTCTATTTAATTGATCGTAATACTCATCACTGTCCTTGTTGAACCCTTCAATATCTAATTGGACATCAATGGCTCTTGCGGCCGCAGTTTCTCGCTCGTATCCCTGACCGTTAAACCAGTTATTTCTCTCCCACCACTGCATTGCTTTTTGAGGTGCAGGATCTTGTGCGGCTTGAACAGCCCGACCTACAGTTGGAGATGCAGTTTCCTGTTGCATCCTTTGATTTTTTTGCATTTCAGATACACGCATTGCCGCACGGTAGTCAGCTATTTGCTCTGAGAAATCCAACTGAGCGTCAGTGTCTCCCTCCTCGATAGCTTTCTTTAGAGCTTCCTTAGTTTGTGCGTATCTCTGGTTAAAGGCATTCTCAGAACTTTGCTGAGATCCTTTCTCAAGTCGTTCAAGTCTAGCGGCAAGTTGTGCATTCTGCTCTTGGATCTGCCTTGACTGAACTTCTGCCTCCCTACGTTGGGCGACTAACTTCTGGATTCTCTTCTGAACCTTCTCTCCATATTCAGGCCCATCCTTTTTTTCTTCTTCAACAATATCATCGACTTCCTCTTGAGGGTCGTCAGTGATTTCTATTTGAAAATCTTCAGGGTCTGCCTGTGCTTTTTTTATTTCTTCATTGATCTCTTCGATCACTCCGTCTGCTTCATTACTCATGGTTGCGTTCTCCAAGTTTTACGCTAGATATGCGGAAATTTTAGCACCTTCGGGAACGATCGATGTTAATTCATCGTCATTCAACAAAAGTAACTTAACTCCATTGACTACAATTTTCTGACCTGCGTACTTTCCATACGTCACACGATCATTAACTTGTGGACTTAACGTCTTCCAAGCCTCTCCCGTGTCACGATCTCGGTATGCTAAATCACCTACAGCTACAATTCTGCCGTGGGCTGTCAGATATTCTTCATTGTCTTTTGAGATAGGGGCTAGGAATAATCCGCCCTTTGTTTTCATGTTCACCTGATTTGGTTGAACTAGAACTTTCCAATTAAGTGGCTTTGGCAATTCGGCCTGAGTTACACTTTCTTCGCTTTCTTCGTCTTTCCAGACTGCATGTTGATGAGACATGTTTATTCATCCTCTCTGTTAAAGTTTTTTAATGTGTCGTCGATCAGGTCAGAAGATCTAAGTAACCCCTCTGCAATTCCAACGTCTTTTTGGTATGATCCAAAATCGGCTTCCCGACCTAGAACCATTTTTTCAGCTATCTCTAGCCGTTCCTTCTTCAGATTGTCTTTTATCTTCTGAAGTAGATCTGTTATCGTCATCCTTTACCTTTCCAGACATAGAAACGCCTTTGACGAATACTGTTACATCTTTACTCATTTAGTAACCTTTCTTTTTTCCGCCCTTTTTCTTTCCACCTTTTTTCATTTTAATCTCCTTTTTTTTATTATTGGCATTACCGCCTTTCATGAGCGAACCAAACGATGCTCTGTTCATACACTTAACTCCTTTAGATTACAATTGTCGCGTCATTTTAAAACGTATGATTTACTATAGTTGTAAATCATACGTTTCCTATATCTTTTGACCCCTGTATGAAATGTGTATGAAATATGTATGAAAAGCGTATGAAAACGTATGAAATATATTACACTTGGTGCTTGACTGTGCTTGTGATTGATAGTAATTATTGTGGATAGAGAGAAAAAACGAATCAGCAGGGAGAAGCAAAATGGGTTTAATTATATCAGTTTATAAAGATTCTAGTTCAAGTTACGACTGTACTTGTGACGGTGTTACAAACAGGTTCAATAGATTGTGTGTAACTAATATTGATGGTCCTTTTAACCCATCAGAAGACTGTCCAGCAGTTAAGTTAGTAGAAGGTGCTTTACCAAATACTGTAAAAATTGTGCCAGAAGAATGTGGTGAAAGTTGGACTATGTTTGGCGGCAACTATGCATCTACTTCAGATAGTAGATTTGGTGAAGCTGTTGAAAAAATTATTGGCACAAGATTTTATGGTGCGGTTGCAGTACACGACAGAGTGGAGGGGTAATAAAATGACATACACTTACCTTAAAACTGAAGTAAAAGTAATTTCAACAGCAGAACTAACTGCTTTGAAAAGTGCTTATTATGAAGCACAAAAAAATAATCAGCTTTGGATTATGCAAGCTATGGAAAAAGTCTTTGATGATATTTTCCTTGGCGTGGTAAAAGTTTCCTCTTAACAATGCTTGACACTGCTAGTTATTGCTAGTAGTGTCTTCATATTAACGAATCAGTAGGGAGAAACAAAATGGAAAAAATCGTAAATGAAATCGCAACTCTGAAGGCTCAGATTGCAGAATTGTCAAAAGACGTAAAAGCTAAAGAGTCTGTATTAAAGGCAATCGGTTCTGGAACTTATGAGGGTAGTGAACACTACATTGTCATTTCAGAGGCAACTCGTAAAACTCTAGATATGAAAGCCGTTAGAGCAAAATTATCTAGGCAGTTCATTCAGGCAAATACGAATGAGACTGATTACCTTACAGTTAAAATTTATGGGTACGGTAAAAAGATAGCCGCTTAAATTCAACAGGGGAGCATTCCGCTCCCCACAACCAATCGGGAGAAACATATATGTTTGATCAAGAAATATTTTTTAAAAATGCAAGGGTTTCAGAAATGGAACTCTTCATATCTGACGCTGAGGTTTCACTGTCTCAGCCAGAATATCAATACCTTCCAGTGCAGAAGGCTGAATTGGAGTCTTTAATTCGAATTGCTAAACGCTCATTAAGGGAGAGAAAAAATGTTGGATGATACTAAACCACCTCTGGGTTCTCGCATCAGGTCTATGATACTTGTCTACGATGCCTTCGGGGAAACCTACACCGATGCAGATAAGAAATTTGCATTAAAAATCATGGCTAACTTACTAAAGGAGGTAGTTGGTGATGATACTGTCTGAACTAAAAGATTGGCTACAGGTTCAAATAGACCGCCATGAAAAAACTCTAGA